TTATGAATCCTCTGCTGCCACATTGCTGCCACTATAACCCGCGATAGGGTTGAGCTGTGCAGCCTCTTCAAGATGGTCTGGTGCGAAGTGTGCATACCTCATAGTTTCACGAATGTTTGCATGACCAAGTATCCGCTGCAGTACCAAAATGTTGCCTCCATTCATCATAAAATGACTCGCGAATGTGTGCCGGAGCACATGCGTATTTTGACCATCAGCTAACTGGATATTGGCAATGTTCAGCATTTCACTGAAAGCCTTATAGCAAGGCTGAAACATTTTATCTTTCAGAGGCGAAAGCTCATCATAAAGCCACCGTGGTATAGGTACAGTTCGGTTTTTTCCACCTTTAGTTTTTATAAACGTGAGCTTATAAGGTGACAACTGGGAACGGGTTAGGTTCTCGGCTTCACGCCATCTGGCACCTGTTGCGAGGCAGATTTTAACGATTAGTGTAAGGTTGATGTTGCCAAATGAATCGCAGGCCTCAAGCAGTGTTTTGATCTGTCCGTCAGTTAGCCAGGACATCTCTTTTTCTTTTTCCTTGAAAGGCCGAATTCCATCAAGAGGGTTAGGCAACTTCCACTCTCCGAGTCGGCGCAACTCGTTGAATACAGCTTCGAGGTAGTACTGTTCGCGGTTTACGGTAATGGGTTGCGCTATCCATTTCTGAGGATTGGCATGATAACCATTATCAATTTTCCCGCTCAACCTCTGGTCTCGATAATGCGCCCAATCTTTAGTTGTTATCCTCGAAGCAATCGGATCACCCATTCCCCTGCAAACAATCTTCAACTTTGCAAGACGCAGTTTGCTTGCTGTCAGTGACTGCCCGTGTAGGTTGTGCCAAAGTTGGATCAATTCGCTTAGCTTCCGGCGATCCTCTTTTTCACCGAGCCAGGGCTTATCTTCAGTTTTCTTTCTTTCATAATCCTCATAAGCCTCGGCCTCACCTTTAGTGTTAAATTGCTTACGGATACGCTTTCCATCCCTACCGTTGGGGAATATCTGCGCAAGCCATTTGCCATTTTTTTGTTTAGTAACAGTCATAGTGAGAACCGAGGTAAATTACTTATTGTTCACAAAGGTTATTGCCAGCATCAAGAATTGGGCTGATGCTTTTCTTAACCCCTTTATAGTTTGGATCGTCAGTCCATACAGCATCTATGTCGTAACCCTCCATTTTCCCGGTCTTGACAGCATCTTTTGCATTGCCATTTAGAGGATATCGGTCATCAGTATCAGTGTTACAAACGAAGATGAAACGTTTATTAATGCAGGACACCTTAGCTTTCTTAAAAGTAAGGGGCCAGTCTTCACCTAATTTTGAAGAATCCAAATCAACAGATTTTTCGGCAGCATAAGATGCAGATGCCCCAATAAGGCATGCTATGGCAAGAAATAACCTTTTCATTCCATTCCCTAAACGTGTTTTTCCAGAGTAAATAAAACCGCACCAAATGGGGTAACGTCTGATGCACCACATTCAAACGAGACATTTGGATTGGTTAGTTTAATTTTCCCACCGGGTAGACGAGAGATATCATACACATCATAAGAGTCATCAATATTAACGAACCAGCGACCATTGGCGATGTTCTTAGCCTCTGTATTCACTAGCCATGAGTGACCAACACCATCAATAAACACTAAACAACTTTTATCGACTGCTGAAAGCGCCGGATCCATAAGCCAATTACCTGCCTCATTGAGAACCCCCGACACTAACTTTTTCTTCGGAATACTTATTGATGATGTGACAACTTCAGGCTGACTATCGAACATCTCACCTTTACCAGTTGCTAACCATCTGAGAGACACGCCTGTGTCCAGCGCGCATGCAACTACTACATCTCCGGGGAAATATTCCCTGCGGATCCATGTGCTGATTGTGCCTGAAGAGATATCAAGTAAGTCGCCCAGCTCCTTTTGCATGGTAAAGCCGTAAGCATCTAAGAGGCGGCGTAAAACTAACTTCCCGCCGTTAGCCATGATTTCATCGTAAAGCTGCTTACCTTTCAGTAAAGGCTCATCTCGCAAATGCGAATTAACAAGCTCACCAGTCATTAACCAGTTCAAGTCTGCGCCGGTTTCAAGAGAGCATTTGATAATGGCCTTTCCAGGCAGGCTGTTGCGCTGAATCCAGGTGCTGATGCTGTTAGATGGCACACCCAAGACTTCTGCAAGCGCTCTTTGAGTGGTAACGCCATATGACGAGCTGATCCGCTCTATCAACTCCTGCGTATTCAAATTTTCATCATTCATTATTAGCTCGCACTCAAAATCGATTTACATGATCGCATTTTCGATCTAAAGTGACGCTCATCGACCAAGATGCACGTCACTGCACCATAATTTACTTAACCGGAGATAATGCGATATGAAAGATGCAAAAGCAACTTCAACGCATGAGCCTGAAAGCTCGCAAAAGCAATCAAGTCCTTTTACCGACTCACAAATCAATGCGCTTGTCTCAGCCTTACTGCCAAGCCTGCAAAAAATGATCGGCTCTGCAATGGCCGACGCCATGAGCGTTCGCGACTTTGCAGCAATGCGCGGCGTCAGTGAGCGCCTTGTCTGGCAGTGGCTTGACGAGGGCATACTGCTCAAGGCTCCAACCAAAGATTTCAACAATAAAAAAAGTGCTGAAAAACGCAGCAAAGTCCTTATCAACGTCAAAGCATGGCGCGACAAACTCACACAGCAGGCTGTCGATTGTCGCTATATCGATGCCCGCACTTCGCAATCTCTGAACTGAGTTTGATTATTTAAGTTGAGCAAGGGAATAGCCATGTTTGATTTTAAGACTTCCACCCATAACCACTATGACGACGCCTGCCGCAAGTTCGCACTTACGCACAACATGGCTGAGCTGGCGCAGCGTGCAGGCATGAAAGTGCAAACTTTGCGTAACAAGCTCAACCCGGATCAGGTGCATCAACTAACCGCTCCAGAAGTACTGTTACTTACCGACCTGACCGAAGATGCCACGCTGATGGATGGGATGTTAGCGCAGCTGCAGTGCCTGCCATGCGTACCGGTTAATGAGCTGGCTAAAGATAAGTTTCCGGCCTACGTGCTGAAGGCTACCGCTGAAGTCGGAAGCATGGCCGCCAGCGCTGCAAACCCGGAGCGGATAACTGCAACATGCCGCCGCAGTATTATGGAAGCCGCAAATACCGGCATTCGCTGCATGATGCTGGCCGCGCTGGCCGTGCAGACCCGCGTTCACTCTAACCCGACCTTAGCCTCAACCGTTGACGTTATAAGCGGGCTAGGTGCTTCAATTGGCATCAGTTGAGGGCGCACGATGATTTCATTTGCGGCACACCTCAAGCGCCAGAGTCCGTCAATGTCCTACGGGAATGGCTGGATTATGGGCGAGAACGGCAGGCGCTGGCATCCGGTATTAAGCCAGCAGGTACAGGCAAAAGAGCAAAGAGGTAAATCATGGCTATCGAGGGCGACTCAATGCTGGTTGAGCTTACTGCCGGTCAGAGAGTCTCGGCGCTGAATCACGTTGCCTTAATTCGCGCGCAGCTGATGGGCGGCAACTGTGAAAAAGATATGGCTCGTTTTTTCTCTGAAATGCGCGATGTGACAGACAGTAATTACCGGGACAACAAGCGCGCACTGAGCGCAATTCTTTTCCTGGCTAACATCGGTAAAGACAGGCACGACGCTGAATTTAGTGAACTGACTACTGATGAAAGAAAGGCGCTTATTTGTGCAATGAATCATTTAAAAGCAGTCGTGAGTTTATTTCCAAAGCGAATGACCCTTTCTAATTAATTAACCCGATTCAAATAAATGGCGTACACCCGCCGGGCATTCTTTTGCCCATATTCAGGAGAAAGAGAAATGCGAAATATCCAGACCCGTAATTTTATAGCTGATGAAGATTCGCTTAGCGCCATGCTGAATAAGGCTAAAACTGAGCAGCGTTCTGATGATGCGCTGTCAGTTTCAATCCGCCTGGCCGCACTGGCAATTCATGCCCGCCAAAAAGAAATGTCTGCAGTGGAAATTATCGAACTGCTGGACAAAGAGGCCGAGCGTTTTGAGAACCAGGCACAGGAGATGCACTGATGGCCGACTCAATCGACATGGCGCAGGCCCGCGCCGATGAACTGCTGGCACGCAATATCGCCAGCGTGGTTAACCGTCCGGTCAGCGTGGCAGCTTCGTTCTGTGAAGACTGCGACGCGCCAATTCCAGAGCAACGCCGCCGCGCCGTACGTGGTGTGACTCGCTGTGTCAGCTGTCAGGACGTGGCCGAAATGCGTACGAAAGCTTCCAAAGGCGGTGCAGTATGAGCACGATCCTGAAATGGGCGGGCAACAAGTCCCGCGTTATGCCGGAGCTGCTGGCGCACCTGCCAGAAGGTGATCGCCTGGTTGAACCCTTCGCCGGTTCCTGCGCAGTAATGATGAACACCGATTACCCGGCCTATCTGGTTGCGGATATAAACCCTGACCTCATCAACCTCTATCGCCAGATAAAAGAGCACACCCGCCCGTTTATCATTATTGCGGCCAGCCTCTTTATCCAGAACAGAACTGGCGAAAGTTATTACGCTGTGCGTGAAGCATTTAATCATGATCCGTCGCTGCCTCTTCTGGAGCGCGCCGCTTATTTCCTGTACCTGAACCGCAATGGCTATCGCGGCCTTTGCCGCTACAACAAGCGCGGTGAATTTAACATCCCGTTTGGTAATTACGCAGAGCCACTTTTTCCACTGGCTGAAATCGAAGCTTTTGCAAAGAAGGCGCAGTGCGCAACATTCATCTGCGCCGACTTCCGCGAAACGCTGCGCCTGACCAAAGCTGGCGATGTGGTTTACTGCGATCCACCGTATGACGGCACGTTTTCGGACTATCACTCGACTGGTTTCAATAAGGATGAGCATCACAATCTGGTCAGCATGTTGCTCGACGTCTCGGAGCGTTGCCCGGTTGTGGTTTCAAACAGTGACACCCTCTACACCCGCAGCATTCTTCGCGATTTCAATATCACCAGCATCAGCGTAGCCCGCTCGGTTGGTGTCGCTGCAGGTAAAAGCAAGCGCGCATCGGAAATCATCGCCGTGCGCCATCCTGCGGTCGGGCCTGCGTGGTCTGGCTTTGATCCGGCCGCATGTGCTGACTGGTCTGCAGAAGTGCAGGCGTCTCAATGATTCAGGAATACGCTTACCCGTGGAATGCTCCACGGGAAGCCATTGCCAGCCCATACCCAACCTATGAGGAAATGCACAGCCGCAGTCAGATGATTGCGGCTTTAGTGCGTGCGCAGGAACTACTCGAAAAGCAGCCGACGCTGATTCAGATTGATGTAAAGCGTCGGGTTAGTGAGTTGGAAAAAACACAGGGTATTGATCGTGCCAATGCGTACTTAACGAAAACCTTTGTTGAGCGCACATTGCCACGCGTTGAAACCGTTAACGCTCAATATGGCCTTGGTGAAATGAGCAGCGGCACGTTTAACCTGCTGGCAGGCAATGCCACTAAACAGGCTGGCGCGGCCAGCGCGGGCGGCACGCTTTGGGAGCTGATGCGCCGCTTTAACCGCTTGCCGGATATGGCTCGCGCCGACGTCGATTTGCTGGCTGGGGATGTGTCTAATTTCATACTCGCCGAGCTGGTACAGGCACACGAGCAGGCCAGTGACGAGTCAGACTACAAATACACGCACCGCGTTTACATGACCGCCGCCACCATCACCCGCGAGCTGAGCCAGACGCCGCCATTATGGGATAAAGTCACATCACGGCTGTTTGATCCGGAGGAAGTTACCCCGGCAATCATGCGTATGCAGACGGAAAAATGGTGGAAAGGCCGACTGCGCCGCGTGGCCGCATCATGGCGTGAACATCTTCAGATTGCCCTGGCTAACGTCAGTAAAAAGCACACCCCCTACGCCAGCAGCATGACCGTTTCAGAGTGGCGCGAGCAGAAGCGTCGCACCCGTGAATTTCTGAAGGGAATGGAGCTGGAAGACGAGGAAGGCAACCGCATCAGCCTGATTGAGAAATACGACGGCAGTGTAGCCAACCCGGCGATCCGCCGCTGCGAGCTGATGACCCGCATTCGTGGCTTCGAAAACATCTGCACTGAAATGGGCTTTATCGGCGAGTTCTACACGCTGACAGCCCCGGCACGCTATCACGCCACAATCAAAACCGGGCATCGTAACCGTAAATGGAACGGTGCCAGCCCGGCCGACACGCAGCGTTATCTCTGCAGCGTCTGGCAGAAAATCCGAGCCAAGCTGCACCGCGAAGAAATCCGCATTTTCGGGATCCGCGTTGCTGAGCCTCATCATGATGCGACTCCGCACTGGCACATGCTCATGTTTATGCGTCCGGAGCAGGCTGAGCGTGTGCGCGAGATTATGCGCGACTACGCCTGGCAGGAAGACAGCAGCGAGCTGACGACCGACAAGGCCCGTAAGGCCCGCTTTCATGCCGAAGCTATCGACCCGGAGAAAGGTAGCGCAACAGGTTACGTTGCTAAATACATTTCCAAAAATATCGACGGCTATGCGCTGGATGGTGAGACAGACGACGAAAGCGGCAAAGACCTTAAGGAAACCGCCTCGGCAGTTTCTGCCTGGGCGGCACGCTGGCACATCCGCCAATTTCAGTTTGTGGGCGGTGCGCCGGTCACGGTTTACCGCGAGCTGCGCCGCATGGCAGACAGCGAAACCGCGCACGGCCTAAGCGTTGAGTTTGCTGCCGCGCATGACGCAGCCGACGCAGGAGACTGGGCCGGATACGTTAACGCGCAGGGTGGCCCGTTTGTGCGTCGCGACGAGCTGGCTGTGCGCACATGGTATCAGGCAAGCGAAGACATGAATGAATACGGAGAGGAAACCGTGCGTATCAAGGGTGTTTACGCAACTGACGTTGGCGACGATACGCCGATCTTAACCCGCCTGATGCAATGGAAGATTGTTCCGAAACGCGCCGTTGATTTGGCTTTTGAATTTAAGGACGCGTCCGCGTCCTCTCGGAGTTCTGTCAATAACTGTACGGGAGATTTGAGATCTGAGGATTCGAACCCGCTGGAAAGTTTCGAAAAAACCGACCTGGACGGCATTAGCAGGAAGGAACGGCGGCAGCTTCTGAGTCGTATCAGGACAGAAAGGCCAGAAAGGCGGCATCTGAAGCTGAGGCGATCGGACAAAACTGAAGCTGCATGCGACAACCTGATCGTCCAAGTAAGAGATTTAAGCGGTGAAACGATCAGTCGCGGGCTGGCCGTGCGTCTCATTAAAGGCACGCAGACGAAAATCGCTGGTCAAGTATTCCGCAGCTTACCTAATGGAGAACTGGCCCGCCCAATACTGGAGCCAAAGCAGACTTTCGTATTAGAACGATTTAACCGATTAGCAGAAAAAAACCGCAAAAAAAGGGCGTAATTTCTGCATTAGAGTAACGAAATTAGGTGACCGTCGTTCTGATGACCACGATTTATGAGCAAGTGATTCTAAAAAACTCCTTAGATTTACTTGTTTCATATCAACAAGATAAAAAACAAATAAACCAAATATTTTTCATTTCTCAACTTATAAGTGCTATGCTACTGTATAAATACACAGTTAAGTTAGGGGAGGGACAATGACGGTTCAGGAATCAAACCAAATACATAAAAAAATGGCGTGCGTGCAGTTCATTGCGGAGGTTTCGTTAATCTCAAACTGCAAGCAGTCAGACCTAAAACTGGCACTCAGCATTATTGCCGAATTGGCGAACTCGGAGATCAATCAGAACGCTGGCGAGGAAATCTTTTATGCTGCCGATTAGAGATTGATGATTTTTGCGGCGGCATGGTTGAACAGCGAGCATTGTGAGGCTTTAGCAAATGGCCGGAAGCGACACTAATTATCAGATAGTTTACCGGGGCGATTGTTTGGAGTGCTTCCATTCTGGCGGCTGGGTTTTCTTTCAGCGTCCTAAAGAGGCTGGCGGAGGATTCTGGCTCGGCAGGACTTACGATTTTGTTTTTATGATTGAGCTGCCTCGCCCCGTTTCTCTTCGTGAGGGCATTATTTACCTGCAGCAGCTGCGCTATGGTAGTGCCGCATCCTCCGATTTTCAGGCAATGTGACTCGTAAATGAGCTATGCATGCATAACGCGCATGGATTCGCATTAATTTTTTAAGCACTGAAACACCCTGCAGCGCCAGTCATGGCGCTGTTTTGCTATGTGAATGCAACTGCATTAAAAGCGATGCACAAAGCGGGCAGGCGTGGCGGGGATAGCATTGCGCGCTGAGGCATTAGAATATATTATGTATCGATATACTCATCAAAATCTCAAGGGAAATGTATGTCTGATAAAGAGTTCTTTAGTGCATCTCTAATTACTCAAGGTCAGCACAAATTTTATACACTCACGCTTCCGATCAGCGTTATAGCATCTTGTTGTTCTGTAAACCCACGGGCTGAAGATCCAGTATTAGGTTTCCAACGTTCACTTGATGAAAAGAGGGCTGCCAGCATTGCCGATTACATACAAAAAGGAGGTGTTATACCTTCAAGTATAATCTTATCGGCTCAGCAAGCATCAGCTTTAGAATATAACAGTAAAAATAAAACTGTAGGATTTAATTTCGATTTGTCATCATTTTTAATCATTGATGGACAACACCGAGTTTTTGGTTTTCGCATGCTTAATGAGCTTGGATTCGATGAGATAAAACTACGTGTTCCTGTGGTGATTTTCCCAGATTTAACGCCAGCACAAGAAGCACGAATTTTCATTGACGTAAATACTTTACAAAAGCCCGTACCTAAAGAATTATTATTAGATATTAAAAAACTAGCTCAAACTCAAAAGGATGATGAGGAACTTTTAGATGTTCTTTTCACTCTTTTTGAGGAAAGGAACGACAGTTGTCTTAAGAATAAACTTTCACGGTTTGAAAAGAATCGTTCAAAACTTTCAAAGGTGACTTTTTACGAAGCGTTTAAGCCATTAATAAAATATTTTAACGTGACAAATCCTGATAAGCTTTTTGGAATAACAAACTCATATCTTTATGCGGTTAAAGATATTTTGCAAGACCAGTCTTTAGACTTTGATTCAATGATTATAAAGCCAACATCTTTTAAGATATTGATTGGCCATAGCAAGGCTGTGATTACTATGATTTCAGATTATGATTCTGATAAAGCAAATTTAATTAGCGAGCATAAAAAATATTTAGACAGAAGTTTAGGTAATAATGCCGGAGTATTGCTTAATAGTCGAACAACATTAAAATCTATTGAAGCACTCGATAAAAAACTTCTTAAGAGAATGCTGACAATATGAGTGATGATAAGAAACTTTTACGCATATTCTCTTTTATGATTTGCGAGCTAATTGCTGGGGCAAATAAAAAAAGCGTTTCTAAATTTACGGAGGAAATGAAGAAACTGGATTTTACAATAACTAACTTTACGCCAGAGGTTAGAAGAGTCAAAGCAACTGATCAAAATCCTGAAATTCCTGCTGTCAAGCAAAGCATGAAGATATTGATGTCTGACGATGTGAAATTTGGTAAGTTGTTAGCTGGCGAGGCTCATAAATTTTTCTTGGCATCTATGGTCTCTTTAGAAAGATCAAGACAATCCCAAGCACACAATATTGCATGGCAAATTGTTGAGCATTACTATGCTGCATATTATGCTATTCATTACTTAATGCGGTTGGTAGGCTTTAGCTTGACAAACATAGATGATGCTACATTAAAAATTATCAAATCATCCGCCATAATGAATGTTAGTTCAGCGAGTGGTGGGCTATCAACAATGGAATTTTCACAAGACTGCAAGGATTTAACTATAACTAAAAATGAGAAGGGGGGCGGTTCTCATAAAGAGGCTTGGTCGATTTGGACGAAAATTCTAGATTCTTTAATTTCAGAAGCTCAAAAGGATGATGTTGAGTACTCTAGCCTTGAAATTAAAATTCAAGAGCATAAAAAGTTTATTAAGATTTCAGAGGGAAAATTCAGCCCTTCTGATATACGAGCTGAAGTTAACTATCAATTTAAAGGTGACGCTTGGTGCTTCATGGATGCAGATAGCCCCAGGATAACAAAAATTAAAAACCATATTGACTCGGATAACTACACACTTGATTCAACCCAAGATAAGGTTATCAGACTTATAAATAACAATAATTTTATAATTTCGTTGGCGCGCGCAGTGTTTTTATACTCTATTGATAATTACTCAAGGGGTATATGTAGAAGTATTAACAGTCAATATAAAGGTAGGATTTTAACCCTACCTCAAGCTATGGTTTTCAGTTGAAAATCATGTGGTGAATCTAGAGTATAGCCCCTTAAATATATGATGTCCCATCCAATCCAAGCATTGATTTTTTAAATCGTTCTTAACTTGGTATTGATTCAAAAATGCGCATTGTGGCCTCTTAAGTCATTGCTAAAGTTTTATCAAATTTCTATGTAAAGCTTTGTTTCTCAATCACGTTTTGATGAGTTATTTTAAAAAATTCAGGTAATCATTTCACTATGATTTAAATTAAGTGAGTAACTAATGGGTTTTAAATTTACATTTATTGGAGTTGTTCTACCTGAGCGCGCGCAGTTATCATTCGGCTTTGAAGTAAAATTGAATTTCATTCAAGGGGGGGTGGGTGACTTTAAATGTTCAATTGTAAATAATCAACTTCTTGCGGTTTTCGAGTTGTACCATGAAGAAGATGTAATTACTTTAAGAAACATTGCGCATAATATCATTCAAAATAACCTGTCTTTGCTTGGGTTCTATTCTGGTGTTTTCTATGATGTGAAAATAGATAGAGTTTACAATGATGATCTTACAACGAATTATGTTTATGGTGTGGCAAATACCGATATACAAAATTTTTGGGGCGAGTTAGATGTATCGGAAATGATTAATCGCTTCAGGCCCAAGACGGCTGGGCACTCCGGAGTGCTGTTGAATCGTGCACTGAACGATTTTATGAGCGCATTGAAGAATGTCGATGATGCGGCCTTTTTTTGTTATAGAGCAATGGAGAGCTTGAGGAACCACAACTCATTATTACAGAACTGTCTTGATAAAAGTGACTCTGCTCAATGGTTACTATTTAGAGAAAAGGCCAATTGCTCACGCGAAGAAATTGATGAAGTGAAAATATATGCAGATGACCTAAGGCATGGTAAGCCAGTTGCTGTAACTGCAGAAGAGGTCAAACATATTCTGATTACCACGTGGGAAATCGCACGCAGATACTTCGAAAAAATTTAGCACCACTTCAAAGTGGTGCTCCATCTCACTCCAATGTGTAATTTTTAAATGAAATGACCTTATCCCCAAGCCAATTATTTATCTCTTTCATGCGCTCCTGCAGCGGCGTCAGCTCATTACGCACAAATACCTGAGACGCTTTCACCGCGTCGCCGAACCCGCCGGAGTTGTCCGGGATAATTCCCATCATTTGCGGCGGCACGCGGTGCGCGCTTAACAGATCATCGCGGCTGGCCTTCTTGATATTAAAGAAATCGTCTTTCGTCGCCACCTCGCTAAGTGGCAAAATCTTGATCCCGTCCGGCTTTCCGTTTGGCGCGTACATGAACAGGTTACGGAAGTTACCCAGCCCTTTGGTGTCGCGCATCGCCTGCCGCATCCGGTCAACGTCGCTGCTGCTCTGCGCCGCGTCGGTCATATACAGGATGTAACCGGCGTGTGCGCCGTTCTGATAATACTTGCGGCGGAACAGCGTTGCCGCCTCATTCAGCCAGGCAGAATTAAGCGCGCTGAGGTATTCCGGCAGGCCGTAAAGTTCCTGATTAATATCCGGCTCCAGCAGGTGAAACACGCTGCCGGCCGAAAATTCGTGCGGCTCTTTCCAGTCATTCACAAACCAGTAAACGCCATCCTTCACGCCCCTGCGGGTGAATTTGGCCGGAGTGGTTTCAAGGCGAAGCGGCTTACCCAGCCCATTGCGGCGCAGCTCGGCAAAGGCATTGCCGAAGACCAGATAATCAAGCGCAAACTTGCTGAACTCCTGCTGACTCATCATCGGGTGTGGAATAAACGTAGAGGCCAGAATGTTGCGCTTCACGTAAATCGGCGAGCTGTGATGCACGGCCGAGCGCAGGCTCTTAGCCAGCCCGCTAAAGCTGACCGGCGGCTCAAACCAGCGCCCGTTACCGATGCACTCGGCATAATCCAGAATGTCGCGCTTATCCATGACCGGCGTCGGGTCGCCAAAGGTAAACGCCTCGGCGTGCTGCTGCGGTGCGGTTGTCTGTACAGGCTGCGCGGTGGTGGTCTGAGCCTTGCGGCCTCTGCGTTTGCTCATCAGTAAAATTCCAGAATTGAGGGATTAGCGCCGCCGCTGGCTGCGGTAAGCGGTTCGTTTAGCAGTGCGTGCATGATTGCCCAGGCGACGTCAGCATGGCTGGCCTCTTCGCTGCGGCTCGCCTCATAGGTTGAGCGGTTGCCGCTTGCCGTCATGGTTTTGCGGATAGCCATAAACGACTGCGTGATATCCGTCGCCCCGGCGTCATACTCAAGCCGCCCGCTGCTGATGGTATCTTTCGCCTTCAGCACCATTGCCGTTTTCACTTCCGGTGAGTATTTGATTTCCCGCGCGGCCGGGTAAAACTGGCGTACCAGCTGGAAAACACCCTGGCCGATGCCGGTGGCATCCACGCCGATATATTCAACGGTGTATTTTTTCGTTAAGTCCTCGATAGATTTCGCCTGCGCGGCAAAGTCCATGCCCCGCCACTGGTGGCGCTCCAGCACGCGGAACTTACCGCCCGCAACAAGCGGCGGCGCGATAACCGCACAGCCTGCGCTGTCGCCGGTGTGCGACGGGTCATAGCCGATCCAGACCGGCCGGTAGGCAAACGGGCGCGGCAGGTACGGGTTAAAATCTTCCCACTCTTCCAGGCTGTCGATCATGCAGCTCTGCAGTTCGGCAAACGGGAATACGCTGGCCTCATCATCGACAAAATCACACATCAGCAGGTTCTGATATTCCGCCGGACTGTATTCAAGTTGCAGCTGCTCAATGTCGAACAGGTTGCAGCCGCCGGTCAGCGCATCCTCAACCGTCACGATCTGCCGCCACTGTCCGTCACCGCACAGCGCGCCTTTCGCCAGGTGTGAATGCGACAGGTCTATCTCGATGCGATCATCTCTGTTGCGTCGCCCCTTGTTAAACAGCTCGCCTGACCAGAACGGATAGGCGCTGTGTGAAAGGGCCGACGGCGTGGAAAAGTAGGTGGTGCGCCATTTCTTGTGCAGCGACATGCCGCTGGCAACTTTGCGCAGCTCCTGGAATTTCGGGATCCAGAAATACTCGTCCAGATAGAGGTTGCCGGTGTAGCTCTGTGCAGTGCGCACATTGGTGCCGAGGAATATCAGGCGCGCGCCGTTCGGCAGCACGATGGGATCGCCTTTCAGGTCAACGTCAGCCTGGCGGGCAAAGTCGATGATGTAGTTTTTAAAGACGTGCGCCTGCGCCTTGCTGGCTGAAAGAAAAATCTGGTTGCGGCCGGTGGTCAGCGCATCGATCAGCGCCTCGCGGGCAAAGTAGAACGTTGCGCCAATCTGGCGCGACTTCAGGATATTGCGGATGCGGTGAGTCAGCCCGGCTTTATGCCAGTTGAGCTGATACTCAAAGCAGTTATCCATAAACACGCCGGTCAGCTTGTCTGTCTGTTCCTCGCTGAACTCATTTTTAACAACCGGCTGGCGCTCGCCTTTGTTGCGGTTGCGCACGTTGGGGTTTAAGTCGGCCTCGTTGCCGCTGCTGCGGTAGCGCTCAACGCGGGCAAGGCGCTCAATCTGACGGCCGAGCGCGTCTATCTCTTTGTAATCACCATTCCCCTTGACCTCTTTCATGATGAGCTGGATCAGCCGGGCCTCCATGCTGGATTCCACGCGACTGATGGGCGCAACGTTGTCCCACGCGTCGCGCAGCTTCCAGCTCTGCACGGTTGGCGTTTTCTGTCCGAGCGTCTCCGCAATCTGGCGCACGGAATAACCCTGCCAGTAAAGCAGCGCGGCCTGACGGCGCGGATCGCTGATGATGGTTGTCGGTGTCGTTTTCATAACGGCAAGGCTACCGGGGCCGAAAATGGCGCGCCTGCTGTCCCTGTTTGCTGATGCATCAGCGGGCTGGCATTCGTTGAGGGATTGTGTGGCGACGGGGAAACTGGCCCCGAACCGACCCAACACCTGACCGGAGCCTGATTAATGGCAGCAATCAAAGCAAAGCGTTTTCGTATCGCAGTTGAAGGCGCAACCACTGACGGCCGTGTCATTTCCCGTGACTGGATTTCGCAGATGGCGAAAAACTACAGCCCGGAAATGTACGGCGCACGTATCAACATGGAACACATCCGGGGCTATGCCGCCGACAGCACTTTCCGCCGCTTTGGTGACGTGACCGCCGTCGAGGCTGAAGAAATCGGCGACGGCCCGCTCAAAGGTAAGCTGGCGCTGTTTGGCTGGATTGATCCGACGCCTGAACTGGTCGAGCTGACCAAAGCGCGCCAGAAAATCTACACCTCCATTGAAGTTAACCCTGAGTTCGCCGACACGGGCGAGGCGTATCTGGTCGGCCTTGCCGTCACCGATGACCCGGCAAGCCTCGGCACGGAGATTCTGAGCTTCAGCGCCACGGCCAAAGCTAATCCGCTGGCGTCACGCAAGCAGGATAAAGGCAACCTCTTTACTGCCGCTGAAGAAACCGTGATCGAGTTTGAAGGGATGGCCGAACCGTCACCTTCACTGCTGGCGCGCATCTCGGCGATGTTCTCTGCCAAAAAGAAAACCGATGGCGAGCAGTTCGCTGACGTCAGCGCGGCGGTAACGGCCGTCGCTGAGCAGGTGCAGCTGAACGCGGAGAGCCAGACGCAGGAGCTGTCGGCGCTGGAGCAATCCGTCACCGCACGTCTGGAGGCTATCGAGCAGCAGGCCGGGGAAGACCGCGCCGCTTTCGCTGCGCTGCAGGGCCAGCTTTCGCAGACCGACGGCAGTTTTAACCGCCGCCCGGCGGCAACCGGCAGCGATCCGAAGTCAGGCGCGCAGACCGACTGCTAATCAGGCGTGGCCTGAACGTTAAAACCCAACACAGAGATAAACAGGAACGCCAATGCGCAAGAATACCCGCTTCAAGTTTAACCAGTTCATGACCCGCCTCGCCGAGCTGAACGGCGTCGAAACCGACGACATGAACAAGAAATTTACCGTTGAGCCGACGGTCACGCAGACACTGATGAACCGCGTGCAGGAGTCTTCCGACTTCCTGACCCGCATCAACATCGTGCCGGTGTCAGAAATGAAGGGCGAGAAAATCGGGATCGGTGTGTCCGGTTCGATTGCCAGCGTGACCGACACGGCAGGTGGCGACGAGCGCGAAACCGCTGACTTTGCCGCGCTGGATAAGCAGGGCTATGAGTGTGTGCAGGTCAACTACGACTTTCATATCCGCTATAACACGCTCGACCTGTGGGCGCGTTATGAAGATTTTCAGGCCCGCCTGCGTGATGCCATCGTGAAGCGTCAGGCGCTTGACCGCATCATGATCGGCTTCAACGGCGTGACCCGCGCCAAAACCTCGAACCGTGCCAAAAACCCGATGCTGCAGGATGTGGCCGTCGGCTGGCTGCAGAAGTACCGCAACGATGCACCGGCGCGCGTGATGAGCAAAATCACCGAGGAAGACGGCACCGTCGTCTCTGAAAAAATCCGCGTCGGCAAAAACGGCGACTATGCCAGCCTCGATGCGCTGGTGATGGATGCCACCAACACCCTGATCGAGCCGTGGTATCAGGAAGACCCGGAGCTGGTTGTTATCGTGGGCCGTCAGCTGCTGGCTGATAAATACTTCCCGATCGTCAACCAGTCGCAGGCCAACACCGAGCAGCTGGCCGCTGACGTGATTATCAGTCAGAAACGCATCGGCGGTCTGCCAGCGGTGCGCGTGCCGTACTTCCCGGCCGACGCCATGTTTATCACCCGCACCGATAACCTGTCGATTTACTTCCAGGAAGGCACGCATCGCCGCCTGATTGACGAAGTGCCGAAGCGCGACCGCATCGAAAACTATGAGTCCATTAACGAGGACTACGTGATCGAGGATTACGCGGCCGGTTGCCTGGTTGAAAACATCGAAGTCGGCGTGTTCGCTGCACCTGCAGCCACAACGCAGGAAGCAGCGGCAGAAAGCGGCGCTGCTGACCCCGAAAAAACGGAGGCGTAACGCATGTTAAGCCCTGCCCGACGTCACCGCATGCGCCAGCAGGCTATCGAAGCCTCGCAGATCGCCGACAACCCGCTGCGCCACGCCAGCGGCTATGAGCAGATGCTCATCAAGCTGAATGACGACAAGCGCCGCCTGAAGAAAGTGCACTCTAACGAGCGCAAGGCGGAAATGAAGCGTCAGCTGCTGCCTGAGTACCTGCCGTGGGTGTCCGGCGTGCTGGAGAAAGGCAAAGGCGCACAGGATGCCGTGCTGATGACCGTCATGATCTGGCGGCTCGATGCGGGCGACGTGCCCGGCGCGCTGGAGATTGCCCGGTACGCGCTGACGCATGGCCTTGTCTCGCCTGACGGCTTCAAGCGCGCCAGCCTGCCTTATCTGCTGGCCGAGGAAGTCGCCAGCGCGGCAACGCGCGCCTGGACGGCAAAAGAGCCGGTCGATGTAGACCCGCTGCTGGCAACCATTGCGATGACGGAATCTGAAGACATGCCCGATCAGGTGCGCGCCAAGCTGCACAAGATAACCGGGTATGTGCTTCGCGATGCGGGCAGGGCTTCGGAGGCGATGACCCACCTTGTAAGGGCGCATCAGCTGCACGACGGCTGCGGCGTCAAAAAAGACATTGAGCGGCTGGGAACGGCGATGAAAAAACAGGCCATCGCCAGCCGCTGACCGAACGCGACCCCGCGCACGGGCGGCAGGACGGCAACGCACTTTCAGTGTCTGCGCCGTCCTCCACCGCCCACCTATTTCAAAGGCCGATTATGAATAACACGGTTGTTATCCCCGCCCCGCGACCGGCAGAAGCTGCCGAGCCGCCGGTAAAAAATACGTTTTTCTGGCCTGATGTTGACCTGCAGCAGCTGCGCGATTCATTGCGCTATGAGGGAACGGTCACGGCGCAGCGCCTGCGCCTGGCCGTGAAGACGGCAATTTCTGAAGTGAACGCCGAGCTGTACGACTGGCGCGCCGCGCAGATTGCGGCGGGCTTTAAGGTGCTGGCCGACGTGCCTGCGGAATCGCTGGACGGCGAGAGTGAAAAGATTACGGCCTACCTTGCCGCCGTCGGCGCGCTGACCGCTGCCACCATCGTTGAGCGCTATCGCGGCTATGACGCCAGCGGCACAAAAAAGGCGGGCGAAATCGAGGCCAGCGCCGACGAGTACTGGCGCGACGCGCGATTCAGTATCAGCCGTATCGCCGGTAGGCCTGGCTGCATTGTGGATCTGCTCTGATGAACGTTTACGCGCAGCAGGGCGATACCGTTGATGAAATCTGTCAGCGCTATTACGGGCGTACCGGTCAGGCCGTCGAGCTGGTTTACGCTGCTAATCCGGGCCTTGCCGAAAGCGGGCCGGTGCTACCGCACGGCTGCGAGGTGACGCTGCCTGATCTGCCGGAATCTTCAGCAGATGAAACCGTCAACCTGTGGGACTAAAAATGGAAAAAATCAGCTCTGTGATCAACTACCTGATAGGCCTCATCCTGATGTGGTTCGGCCGTCATACGCCACAGGATATCGCCTTTATGGTCGGTTCCGGCGTGGCCGTTATCACGCTTATCACTAACGTGGCGACGTTCTTCATCAACTGGCATTACCGCCGTAAAACCTACGAGCTGCAGCGCTTGCGGGGGGTGAAGCTTGAACCAGACCGTTAAACGCTGCGCCGTGGTGGCCGTGCTGGCAATTGCTGCGCTGCTGCCACAGTTCAAAACCCTGAAAACGTCCGAGGCCGGGCTTGCGCTCATCGCCAACGCCGAGGGGTGCCGCACCTCGCCCTATCAGTGCAGCGCCGGAGTCTGGACCAACGGCATTGGTCATACAGAGGGCGTGACGCCGCAAAGCAAGGTCAGCGAGCGGCAGGCGGCGGTCAATCTGGTGTATGACGTGATGCGCGTCGAGCGCGGGATCGATGCCTGTATGCGCAGCGATATGCCACAGCCGGTCTATGACACGGCCGTTTCATTCGCCTTTAACGTCGGCGTGCGCGCGGCCTGCAGCTCAACCTTTGCCCGTTACATCAGGCTGCAGTACTGGCGTGATGCCTGTAATGAGCTGCGGCGCTGGGTGTTCGTTAAGGGCGTAAAAAATCGCGGACTGGAGAACCGCCGCGCGAATGAGACAGCCTACTGCCTGCGGGGTGCGTCATGACGCGCCTGATTGCCGCTTTGCTGGCCGTCGCTCTGCTGGCGCTGGGCATGACCGGCTGGCAGTGGAAAGTTGCAAAAGACGATCTGACCAGTGCGCAGCGCATTATCGGCACGCTGTCGGCCGGTATCGAAAGCCGCGATAAAGCGATAGCCAGGCTGGATGCCGATGCGAGGGCCAGCCAGAAACGTGAGGCCGAGCTGCGGCTGATGCAGAGACGCGCCAGCACGGCCGCGCTTAACCGTGAAATGACCATACAGAGAGAAACCGATGCGAATCCGATACTGCGTGACTGGTCTGCTGCTGCTTTGCCTGACGATGTTATCCGGCTGCACGCCCGCCCGGCCTTCGCCAGCGCCAGAGATTATCTGGATTGGGTGTCCGCGCGTGACAAGCTGCCCGGTGCCGGGAAACAGCCTTAAAACGGCGGGCGATCTGGCGGCGGACAATCGCCAGCTTGAGGCCGCGCTCGCCGCCTGCGGGCTGCAGGTCGAAATAATCAAAGACTGCCAGGAGCAGCACGATGCTGAAACCCCAACAACTGCGCCAGACACTGACCGACAGCGTGCCGGAGCTGCAGCGAAACCCTGACGCGCTGAACGTGTTTATCGACAGCGGGCGCATTGTCTCGACGCTTGCCAGCTCGCTGTCGTTTGAATACCAGTACCGGCTTAACATGGTCATTACCGATTACGCCGGTAACATCGACCTGCTGATCGTGCCGCTGCTGGCATGGCTGCGAACGAATGAACCCGACATTATGGCAAGCGAGGAAAAGCGCCGGACGGGCTTCACCTTTGAGGCGGATGTTGTCAGCGACACGGCCAGCGATATCAGCATTGAGCTGCAGCTGAGCGAGCGCGTGATCGTGAAGCAGGCCGACAACGGACTGCACGTGACCCACGTCGGAGAGAACCCGCTGCAGGAGAATGACGCGCGGCCGGTGCAGCTTTACGTTAAGGGCGAGCTGGTCAGCGAGTTACAGACATGAGCGAGCTGCAGCTGGTAAATGACCGTCTGGAGGCGCTTATCAACAGCCTGTCAGCCCCGGCGCGTAAAGAAATGGCGCGCAATATTGGCCGTAAGCTGCGCGCGAGTCAGCAGCAGAACATCAAGCGCCAGCAGGCACCTGACGGCACGCCGTTTAAGCCCCGAAAAACACAGCCGGTGCGCAGCAAAAAGGGCCGGATAAAGCGCGAAATGTTCAAAAAGCTGCGCACCGCAAAGTACATGAAGACGCAGGCCAGCCCGAATGAGGCTGTGGTCGAGTTTGCGGGCAACGTGCAGCGCATGGCCCGCGTGCATCATTACGGTCTGCGAGACCGGCCGTCACGCAAAGGCAAAGAAGTGCAGTATGAGTCACGACCACTTTTAGGATTAAATAAACTGGACTTACAGGCTATAGAAGACGTTATTATGGATTTTATCGGATAACTTACTTTTTATGCATTCAGGAATTTAAATGGCCGCATTCACAAAAATATTAGGGTATGCATTAGTAATTATTAGCGTCTATATGGCCTTGAGTGGAGAGGCAGCTGGCGGCGCTATAGGCGTATCGGCAGGGTTTGTTTTTATAATCCTTGGGACTATTGACATAAAAAACATTAAGGAGATAAAGATACTTCAATTAAGCGTAAAGCTTGAGAAAACTTTAGATAGGGCGGAGGAAATTATATCAAATCTAAAAGGCATTGCGGTTCCTCTAAGTGAGATGGCTATTACAACCGCTGCATTGCAATTAAAAGATGGAAAGGGAATTAGTCGCAGGGAGTTAGAAGACTTGGTTATCAGAACCGAAAACGCTTTAAAAAAAATGAGCGCGGAATCTGAGGAGATTGAATCCAGCAAAAAAATCTTTTACGAAGTAAAAAGTTTCGTTTTAGCTGAGGATATTTATTGGAATTTTCTTGAGGCCAAGGCGCCTTTTACCAATCAGAAATGGATTGAAATGAATGAGGAGATGACAAAGGTCAGGCAGGTTCATGGGGATGAATCTGAAATAAATAGAAAATATGCGCCATTTACATATAAAGATACTCACTTTCTAATAAAATCTTTTCTGGAACAGAGTGCCACCTCTAAAAACATTAAATCTGAATTTAATGAGAGGTTGCGTTCATATGATGATTACCTTGATGAAACTACTAGAGAAATGCTGATTGAAATACTTCAGCCAAGACTGAATGAACTTGAGCACTTCAATAATACACAGCAATTAATAAACCCCCATAAATATCTGTCTGTTGAAAAATCCCCCATCTAAAAGTGTCAGTGTTTGCCTGTACATCACAGGGCGGCCGTCAGTTGCTGCCCTGAGCACTTTAGGGTGAAATTGCCCTATGAACGAACAACTCGCAGAAATTCAGCGCTTGCTGCGCAACCTGATCCGCATCGGAACCGTGTCGGCCGTCAACCTTGACGGCGGGCTGTGTCGTGTCGATACAGGAAAAAACACAACCGGCTGGCTGCACTGGCTGAGCGCCCGGGCGGGTAAAACCCGTTCATGGAATGCGCCGACAGTGGGCGAGCAGGTGCTTGTTCTGTGCCTAGGCGGCGAACTCGATACCGGCTTTGTGCTGCCGGGTATTTTCTCGGATGACAATCCGGCTCCGTCTGCCTCGGCCGATGCGCTGCACTGGTCATTTCCTGACGGTGCGGTGATCGAGTACGAGCCGGAAACCGGCGCGCTGATCGCAACCGGCATACAGACGGCAACCATCAAGGCAGCGGTAAAAATCCTGTTCGACTCTCCAGAGGTTGAATGTTCTGCGCACCTCAAAGCCAAAACCTTTGAATTTTCCGAGGGCGGAAAAATGAGCGGAGACGTAGAGCACGGCAGCGGCAAGCTTAGTTCTAACGGTGTCGTCGTGGATGACCACGATCATGGCGGCGTGCAGCGCGGCGGTAGCAGAACGGATGGCCCAAAATGACGACCGCAAAATATATCGGCATGAACCGGGAAACCGGCGGCGCGCTTACCGACCTCGATCATATCCGGCAGTCAGTGCGAGACATTCTTCTTACCCCTGTCGGCACCAGGGTAATGCGTCGCCAGTATGGTTCGCTTTTATCTGTACTGATTGACCAGCCGCAAAACGAGGCGCTGCGCCTGCAGATTATGTCGGCCTGCTATATGGCAATCCTGAAATGGGAGCCGCGCGTAAAGCTGACCGCCATCAGCTTTGAGTCGGGCATAAATGGCGCGATGGTGGTTGAGCTGTCCGGCAACCGCACCGACAGCGCGCAGCCTTTTTCCTTAACCGTTCCTGTGAGCTGAGACTATGGCAACTATCGACCTGAGCCAGCTGCCCGCGCCTGACGTAGTGGAGGCGCTGGACTATGAAACTCTGCTGGCCGAACGAAAGGCGACGCTGATTTCCCTTTACCCCACTGACCAGCAGGAGGCCGTCGCCCGCACGCTGACGCTGGAGTCGGAACCCATCGTCAAGCTGCTGCAGGAAAACGCTTACCGCGAGCTGATCCTGCGCCAGCGCATCAACGAGGCGGCAAAGGCCGTTATGGTGGCGTATGCACTTGACGGCGACCTTGACCAGCTCGGCGCTAACAATGGCGTAACCCGCCTGACCATTACCCCGGCCGACGATACAACCATTCCGCCGACCGCCGCCGTGATGGAAAGTAACGACGATTTACGGCTGCGCATCTCCTCGGCCTTTGAGGGGCTGAGCGTGGCCGGGCCGACCGGCGCATATGAGTACCACGCCAGAAGCGCCGACGGCCGCGTAGCCGATGCATCAGCCATCAGCCCGTCGCCTGCAGTGGTCACAGTGACAGTGCTCGCGCGTGAAGGTAATGGCGTGGTGGGCGACGATTTGCTGGCCGTGGTTAACGCTGCGCTCAATGACGAGGATGTGCGCCCGGTTGCCGACCGGGTGAGCGTGCAGTCAGCAAAGATTGTGAATTATGAAATTGTAGCTGAGCTGTACCTCTATCCGGGGCCGGAGGCGGAGCCAATCCGCGCCGCCTCTGAGGCAAAGCTCGCCGCCTTTGTCAGCGCACAGAAGCGCCTCGGCCGCGACATTCGCCTGTCTGCGCTGTATGCCGCCATGCACGTTGAGGGGGTGCAGCGCGTCAATCTGATTAAGCCTGCTGCAGATGTGGTACTTGATAAAACACAGGCCGCTTACTGCACGGGCTACACACTGAGCGTGGGAGGCTCGGATGAGTGATCGCCTGCTGCCGACCGGCTCGTCAGCGCTTGAGGTTGCCGCCGCTGAGGCGCTGGCAAGCCCCGGCGCGATGAGCGTGCCGCTGCGCCAGTTATGGAATCCGCAATCCTGCCCGGTGGATCTTCTGCCCTATCTGGCATGGGCATGGTCAGTTGACCGCTGGGATTCAGCCTGGCCTGAATCGACAAAGCGCGCCGTGGTTGCCGCCTCGCAGTACGTGCACCGGCATAAAGGCACGATAGGCGCTATCCGCCGCGTCGTTGAGCCGCTGGGCTATCTCATCAAAATAATCGAGTGGTGGAAAACCGGTGAGGCGCCTGGCACATTCCGGCTGGACGTGGGCGTACTCGATACCGGTATTACGGAGGAAATGTATAACGAGCTGGAGCGCCTGATAGCCGACGCGAAACCCTGCAGCCGTCACCTTATCGGCCTGTCTATTAACCTGGACGCGAACGGTGCTTTGCCGGTTGCCGTTGCCAGCTACAGCGGTGACGAGCTGACCGTTTATCCCTACACCCCTGAACTTATCAGCGTCGGCGGGCCGGGTTATTCCGGCGTGGCGGTGCATCTTATTGACCTGACGGAAGTGAGCGCATGACGACAAAATATTTTGCCCTGCTGACCAATCAGGGCGCGGCTAAGCTGGCGAACGCCGCCGCGCTCGGCACAAAAGTGAATATAACATCATTGGGGGTCGGGGACGGTGGCGGCACGCTGCCGACGCCTGACGCGGCGCAGACTAAGCTCATTGGCGAGAAGCGCCGCGCGCAGCTTAATTCGCTGACCGTTGACGCGGCAAACAGCAGCCAGATTATCGCCGAGCAGATTATCCCGGAAAGCGAGGGCGGTTTCTGGATCCGCGAAATCGGCCTCTATGACGCCGACGGCGTGCTGATTGCCGTTGCTAACTGCCCGGAAACTTACAAGCCGATGCTAGCCGAAGGTAGCGGCCGCACGCAGACCGTGCGCATGATTTTGATCGTGAACAGCACAACGGCCGTCACGCTGAAGATTGATCCGTCAGTCGTGCTGGCGACGCGCAGGTATGTTGATGATGCTGTGATTGAGGTGAGAGCCTACGCTGACAGCGTAATGAAAAATCATACCGATGCTAAAAATCCCCACAGCCAGTACCTGCAGATCGCAAACGCCCTGGCAGAAATCAAAGACGCCGGGCTTGTCGAAGAAGCATTAAAGAGTCTGGGTTTGATGAGTGCCGCGCAACGTGCTGTCGGAACGGGAAGTAAGCAGATTCCGGATATGAGCTTTTTTGGTATGTCGGCCACATCACCCGGCTATCAGATTTTGCCGGGCGGTATTGTCCTGCAGTGGGGTCTGGCCGCCGTGCCCATAGCGGGCAGCGTGAATATCAAGTATCCGGTCGCCATTGGTCTGGGACTCGCGCAATTTGCCTCGCCGGTAGACGGCAGTTCAACAAATAACTATCGCGTGGGCGTGGCGACTTCTGACAAAGCCAGCATAACTCTGACCTCGACCAATACATCCAGCGTTACAGGCGTGATGTGGCTGAGCATCGGTAAAATGAACCAGTAAGGCAGACTATGGAAAATAAATATTATTACGCGCCATCAACGGGCGGCTTTTATCAGTCATTAATTCATGCCGCTATTCCTGAAGACGCGCTGGAAATTACCGGGCAGGATTATCTCGCCCTGCTGGAAGGCCAGAGCGCCGGAAACGAAATCATATCCGGCCATGATGGCTGGCCTGTTCTGGCCGAGCCAGAAGGGCCAACCCGGCCAGAGCTGATTGCAGCGGCTGATAATGAAAAGCTAAGGCTGCTGTCGGTTGCAGCTCTTAAAATTGCACCATTACAGGATGCTGCAGATTTTGATGAGCAGACTAAGGATGAAGTCGCGGCGCTGAAGGCATGGAAAAATTACCGGATTAAGGTTAACCGGGTGGATACATCAATAGCCCCTGACATAAGCTGGCCGGTTACTCCTGCATAATGTTAAAGCCCTCCGGGGCTTTTCTTTTGTCCGCTGTTCTTCCAGCAAACTGCAACCGCATGCGTTGCCCCGTGTGACCTGACACCCTGAGCACACCCTCAAAACGGAGTGCATCAGATGTCTGATTATCATCATGGTGTCCGTGTCGTCGAAATCAACGACGGCACGCGCACCATTACAACCGTATCAACCGCAATCGTCGGCATGGTCTGCACCGCGCAGGATGCGGAAGCGGCAACGTTCCCGCTCAATACGCCGGTACTTATCACCAACGTGCAGGCAGCTGTCAGCAAAGCAGGTAAAACAGGCACGCTCGCCTCTGCGCTGCAGGCCATTGCAGACCAGTCAAAACCCGTTACCGTCGTCGTGCGCGTGGCTGAAGGTGCCGACGAAGCCGAAACCACATCCAATATCATCGGCGGCACGGATGAAAACGGCCAGTATACCGGCATGAAAGCGCTGCTCGCCGCGCAGACCCAGCTCGACGTCAAGCCGCGCATTCTCGGCGTGCCGGGGCTGGATTCACTGGCGGTGGCAACCGCGCTTGCCAGCATTGCGCAGCAGCTGCGCGCTTTTGCCTATGTATCAGCGTGGGAATGCAAAACCATTTCCGAAGCCCGCCTCTATCGCCAGAACTTCAGCCAGCGTGAGCTGATGGTTATCTGGCCGGACTTTCTCGCCTGGAATACTGCGACCAGCAAATCTGATACCGCCTTTGCGACCGCCCGCGCGCTGGGCCTGCGCGCCAAAATCGACAATGACACAGGCTGGCACAAAACCCTGTCTAACGTCGGAGTTAACGGCGTGACCGGGATTTCCGCATCGGTGTTCTGGGATTTGCAGCAGACCGGCACCGACGCCGACCTGCTCAATGAGGCCGACGTCACCACGCTGATCCGTAAAGACGGTTTCCGCTTCTGGGGCAACCGTACCTGCAGCGATGACCCGCTTTTTCAGTTTGAGAACTACACCCGCACGGCGCAGGTGCTGGCCGATACGATGGCCGAGGCGCACATGTGGGCGGTTGATAAGCCGCTGACGCCGGTTCTAGTGCGCGAGATTATCGCGGGCATCAATGCGAAGTTCCGCGAGCTGGTTAACGCCGGTTATCTGCTGGGTGCATCCGCCTGGTATGACGAAAGCGCCAACGATAAAGACACCCTGAAGGCGGGCAAGCTCTTTATCGACTACGACTATACGCCGGTTCCGCCGCTGGAAGATTTAACCCTGCGCCAGCGCATCACCGACACCTATCTGGCGAGCTTCGCCGCATCCGTAAACAGCTAAGGAGCCGGGTAAATGGCACTGCCACGCAAACTGAAGGGCATGAACCTTTTTAACAACGCCAACAGCTATCAGGGCGTCGTCACCGCCGTGACCCTGCCTAAGCTGGCGCGCAAGCTCGACCCGTTCCGCGCAGGCGGCATGAGCGGCGCGGCCTTTATTGATAACGGTCTGGAAGATGACGCGCTCGATGTTGAATGGAGCATCGGCGGCATCGATGAGCTGGTACTCACGCAGTGGGGCGCGTCTGACATCCCCCTGCGCTTTACCGGCTCTTACCAGCGCGACGATACCGGCGAGGAAATCGCGGTAGAGATTGAGGTGCGCGGTAAGCATCAGTCGTTTGACTTCGGCGAAGCCAAACAGGGTGAAGACACCGAAACCAAAATCACCAGTAAAAACACCTATTACAAGCTGACCTTTGACGGCAAAGAGCTGATCGAAATCGACACCATCAACATGGTGGAGAAGGTCAACGGCACTGACCGCCTTGAGCAGCGCCGCAAAAACCTAGGCCTGGTATAAGCCCTGACGCCAGCGCAAGTCGCTGGCTTTACCTGACTACAGTGAACAGAGAACAATCATGGAAAAGAAAGATAACGTTGTTGAGTTTGAAACCCCGCTGCTGCGCGGCGAAACCGAAATCAAAAGTGTGGAGCTGATTAAGCCGACGGCCGGAAGCCTGCGCGGCGTGCGCCTGGCCGATCTGTGCCAGTCGGATGTTGACGCACTGCTGACCGTGCTGCCCCGCATTACCCTGCCAGCACTGACAAAGGCCGAGTGTAACGCGCTTGATCCGGTTGACCTGATTGCGCTGGGCGGCAGGGTGATCGGTTTTTTGCAGTCGAAGTCGGACGAATAGACTGGCCTAGCGGCCTGACGGTCAACGACCTGATGGCCGACATTGCCACGATATTTCACTGGCACCCCTCCGAGATGTACGACATGCCGCTGGCCGAGCTGATGGACTGGCGGCATAAAGCCTTTATCCGCAGCGGAGCGACCCCGGATGAGCAATAACCTCAAGGTGCAGGTGCTGCTGAATGCGGTAGACAAAGCCTCGCGCCCCTTCAAGTCTGTGCAGACTGCCGCTAAAAATCTGTCGTCTGACATACGCCAGACGCAGACGACGATTAAGGATCTGGATGCGCAGGCCGGGAAAATTGACGGCTTCCGCAAGGCCAGCGCGCAGCTGGCCGTCACGCAGCAGAGCCTCAAAGACGCGAAGCAGGAGGCGGCCGCGCTTGCCGTGCAGTTTAAAAACACGGAGCGCCCGACGACACAGCAGGCCCGCGCACTGGAAAAGGCCCGGCAGGCGGCGGCTGAGCTGCAGACCAAAACCAACAGCCTGCGCCTTTCGGTGCAGCAGCAGCGCGAGGCGCTTAACGCGGCGGGGATTTCAACCAAAGCCCTGAGCAGCGAGCAGCAGCGCCTGAAATCCGCCTCGGCGCAGGCAACCGTCAGCCTGAGTCGTCAGAAAATGGAGTTGCAGCGGCTGAATGCACAGCAGGAGCGGCTGAACCAGACAAGCGAGCGCTACCGTAAAGGCCAGGAGCTGTCAGGTAAGGTGCGCAATATGGGCGCAGCCGGTGTCGGCGCAGCAACGGTCGGAGCTGTGGCCGCTTCATCCGTGCTGCGTCCTGGCTATGATTTCGCCCTGGCGAACTCCACACTTCAGGCAACTCTTGGCCTCGATAAAAAGTCGCCTGAGTTTCAGTCTCTGAGAACCCAGGCACGCAGCATCGGCGACAACACCGCAGCCTCAGCGAACGATGCCGCGCAGGCGCAGATAGTAATAGCCAAAGCAGGTGGCAGCGTTGATGACATTAAGGCGGCAACGCCTGTTACGCTGAATATGTCACTCGCTAACAACCAAACAATGGAAGACAGTGCAGAGCTGCTGATGAGCACTAAAAACGCTTTCGGCCTGGCTAATAGCGAAGTCGCTCATCTGGGCGACGTGATTTCCGCCACCCTCAATGGAACAGCTACAAAGTTTCAGGATCTGAGCGATGCAATGCCCTATGTCGCTTCAGTCGCGAAAAATGCCAAAGTCAGTGCCGAGCAGACGGCGGCGATGATTGGCGCGCTGGCAAATAATGGCACTACTGGCAGCATGGCTGGTACAGGTATTCGCGCGATGCTGCTGCGCGTGCAGGCACCGACTGGCGCAGCCTTTAAGGCCATAAAGGAACTGGGCGTCAACACTGCTGACAAAAAAGGCAACATGCGCCCCTTCTTCACCATCCTGAAGGAGATGCAGAAATCTTTTGAAAAAAACAAACTCGGTGATGCGCAGCAGGCCGAATACCTGAAAACCATATTCGGGGAGGAGGCCGCGTCTTCAGCAGTGACGCTGATGAAATCTGCATCCAGCGGTGAGCTTGACAGGCTGACTAAGAATTTCCAGAGCTCTGATGGCAGCACAGAAAAGCTGGTCAAAGTGCAGCAGGACAATCTCGGCGGCGACTTCAAGGAAATGCAGTCAGGCTATGAGGCGCTGGGCACAGATATTTATGACCAGATGGACAGCAGCCTGCGCACACTTACCCAGGACACAACGAAATTTCTGCTCAATATAGATAAGTGGGTACAGGCAAACCCGGCTCTGTCAGCGGGCCTTGCTAAAGCGGCAGCGGCTGGACTGATTTTTGTTGGCGCGCTGGGCGCTATCGGGCTGGTAGCCTGGCCGGTGATTGCGGGCGTGAATACCCTGATTGCCGGTGCGGGGTTCCTCGGCACGGCATTCAGCATCGCTGGCGGAGCTATTACGGCCGCGCTCGGCGCTATCACTCTGCCGGTGGTGGCCGTCGCGGCGGCAATCGTGGCCGGGGCGCTACTGGTGCGCAAATACTGGGAGCCTATCAGCGCCTTCATAGCAGGCATGGCCGAAGGATTTACCGCAGCGATGGGGCCGATCAGTGATTCCTTCGGTTCGCTACAGCCGGTTTTTGAGTGGGTAGGTGGCAAGGTCAAAGAGCTGTGGGACTGGTTCGGCAAACTGCTGGAGCCGGTGAAATCCACGCAGACCGAACTTGCCGCCGCCGGAGACATGGGTAAGAAGTTCGGCAACATGCTGGCCGAGGCGCTGAAAATCCCGAGCCACGCGCTCGATCAGCTTATGGGCGGCATCAACTGGGTGCTGGATAAGCTCGGCATTATCGACACGAAATCCGATGGCCTCAAAGACAAAGTCCCGTCCCCTGATCCGGTAGCAACCGGTGGCGCGGGCGCAGATACCGGCGGGCTGCAATACAACATCGCCTATGGTGGCGCGCCTTACCGCCCGGTTTCAGCCCCGTCAGCCGGAGGCGGATTCACTGACCGCAGCCAGAATACTTATCAGTATGAAATCAACATGCATGAGGGTATGACCAAAGAAGACGCGATGGCGCTGATGGCGCAGCACCAGGCTAAAGAGCAGCGCAACCGGCAGGCACAGAACCGCAGCAAAATGGGCTGGGAGGATTAAACGATGATGATGATTTACGGCATGATGCCGTTTATGCGACAGACCCTGCCTTACGGGGATATGCAGCAGAATATCGACTATCGCTGGCCCACTAACAGCCGGTTCGGGCAGCGTCCGTCGGCGCAGTTTATCGGTCCGGGCGATGAAAAAATTACGCTTTCCGGTGAGCTTCGCCCGGAAATTACAGGCGGCTCGGTGTCGCTGATGACCGTCCGTCTGATGGCCGACGAGGGAATGGCGTGGCCGCTGATTGGTGGCAGCGGCATGATTTACGGTATGTACGTGATCGAGAGTATTTCTAACACTTTCAGCGAGTTTTACCCCAACGGGACGGCCAGTAAAATCATGTTTACCCTGAGCCTTAAGCGCGTTGACGAGTCGCTCACCTCGATGTTTGGCGATCTGAAGAAACAGGCTGACGGGCTTATCAGCGGCTCCGCCAGCTTGCCAGGGCAGCTCACGTCAGCAATCGACGGCGTGAAGTCGGCGGCCGGTAGCCTGATTTCATCTGCAGGGGGGCTGCTCGGATGATTGGGATAAGCAGCCTGCCGGTGCAGGCCGGGGCGCAGCTGACGCCGGATTTCATGCTGAAGGTTAACTCTAAAGACGTCACAACCAATATCCGGGATCGCCTTATCTCGATGACGCTGACCGATAATCGCGGCTTTGAGGCTGACCAGCTGGATATTGAGCTGGACGACGCCGACGGGCAGCTGGCTATGCCGGTGCGCGGCGCAGTGATAACGCTGTTTCTCGGCTGGAAAGGCCAGACGCTTTTCGGGAAAGGTAATTTCACGGTGGATGAGGTGGAGCACCACGGCGCGCCGGACACCATGACCATTCGTGCCCGCAGCGCTGATTTCCGCGGCTCGCTCAATTCCCGCCGGGAGGTGTCCTATCACGACACTACCCTGGGGGAAGTTGTGACGCAGATAGCCGCGCGCAATAACTTAAAGCCCATGCTGGCTGATGGCTTCGCCGGAATTGCCGTGGCTCATATCGACCAGACGCAGGAGACTGACGCTAAATTCCTGACGCGACTCGCTACACTTTACGGCGCTGTTGCAGCAGTGAAGGCCGGGCGGCTTCTGTTTATCCGTCCCGGTAATGGTGTCACCGCCAGCGGGAAGCCAATCTCGCAGATGACCATCACGCGACAGGATGGCGACCGGCACAGCTTCAGCATTGCCGACCGTGGCGCATATACCGGCGTCTCCGCAAGCTGGCTGCATACCAAAGACCCCAAGCCCAAGAAAATTAAGGTGAAACGCAAGCCGAAGGTAAAGCACCTGCGCGCGCTGGAGCATCCGGCGGCTAAAAAGAAAAAGACGACCACGACCAAAACGCCGGAGGCCCGTGAAGGTGATTATCTGGCTGGAACGGAAGACAACATATTCACGCTGACGACCGTGTATGCGACGAAAGCGGCAGCGATGCGGGCGGCTAAAGCAAAGTGGGATAAGCTGCAGCGCGGCGTCGCTGAGTTCTCGCTTACGCTCGCGATGGGGCGTGCCGACCTGTACCCGGAGACACCGGTCAGGGTGAGCGGCTTTAAATCCGTGATTGATGCGCAGCCGTGGATTATCAGCAAAGTGACGCATAGCCTTTCAAGTGGAGGCTATACAACACAACTTGATTTCGAGGTATTGCTATCTGATGTTGAGTACACGGCAGAAGAGGATGGCGTAGCAGGTGAGGATGAGGTGTAAATGAGATGAAACTTAAATTTGCAAAATCAAGTTTGATTATTCAAAATACAAACAGCCGCCACCGCTTCGCCATCTAAAGGATTATTGATCATGATGCACTGCCCGTTATGCAGCACCGCAGCTCACGCTAAAAGCAGCCGCTATATCTCGAAAGAAACAAAAGAGCGTTACCATCAATGCACTAACATCAATTGCAGTTGTACTTTTAAGACGCACGAAGCCCTGGCCGGGATTATCGTAAGTCCGGGGCAGGTTAACAAAGTGATGCTTCATGTAAATCAAGAGCAGCAGCCGTTACAGTTGCACTAAGCTAAGCCCGCGAAAGCGGGTTTTTTTAATGCCCGCTGCCATTGAAATTTTTCTGCTGCCATTTTGCTGCCATAGTAAAAATATAAATGCCTTAATCAATCATAATTCATTGATATATAATGTAAATATTATCAGTCTTCGTTGATTTATCAGTATAGCCTGTTTTAAGGCTGGAGCGCTAAGGGTCTGACAGGTAAACTCCCCCTAATCCTATTCTCTGACGTTGGTGTCGGCGTGGAACTGAAAGCAACCTCGATGGGCAAACGGCTTGCCCAGCATCCCTATAATCGTGTCCGTTTAATGGCGGCAGGCGTCGAAGTCAGCGGCGATAAGCATGAGTATCTGATCCCCTTTAACCAGTTACTGGATATCGCCTGCAAGCGCGGGCTGGTGTGGGGCGAGCTGGAGTTTTTGCTGGCCGATGAAAAAGTGGTCCGCCTGCATGGCACGGAATGGCAGGAAACGCAGCGATTTCACCACTATCTGCTGCAGGCCTGGCAGAGCTGGAGTCTGGAGATGAGCGCAGTGTGCCGCGAGGTGCTGCAGGCGCTACGCGACGAAATCGAGGCGTTTGGCGCGCAGGATCGCTGGCTGAACCGCCACGAGTTACAGGCGCTGAAAACCAACATCCTCAAACAGTTCGATGCATTGCCGATGCCGCTCTCCCGCTTAAAAGATTTTGCTGACTGCCGGGATAACTGGCAATTCTGTCAGCGCTGGCTGGAGCAGGGCGAAACGGCGTTGCGGCAGCGAAACCGTGACTGGACGGCCGCCATGCTCAACCGCTATCAGGATTTCTTTGCCAGCGTCGAGAGCACGCCACTCAATCAGTCGCAATGTGAGGCGGTGGTTAATGGCGAGAATTCTCTGCTGGTACTGGCAGGTGCGGGCAGCGGTAAAACCTCGGTGCTGGTGGCTCGTGCAGGCTGGTTAATGCAGCGCAAGCTGGCCAGCGCCGATCAAATCCTGTTACTGGCATTTGGCCGCCAGGCGGCTGAAGAGATGAACGCACGTATCCAGTCGCGGCTCTCCGCCGCTGACATCCAGGCGCGGACCTTCCATTCTCTGGCGCTGCATATTATTCGTGAAGGCAGTAATAAGCAGCCGGTTATCAGCAAACTTGAGAGCGATGCCGATGCGCGTCGCACGCTGCTGATCCAGCAGTGGCGGCAGCAGTGCCATGAGAAGAAGGCGCAGGCAAACGGCTGGCGTCAGTGGCTGCGTGATGAACTGGAGTGGGAGTTGCCCGATGGGCCATTCTGGGAGGACGACAGGCTGGCAAACCGGCTGGCGTCACGGCTGGAGCGCTGGCTTGGTCTGATGCGCATGCATGGCGGTGCGCAGGCAGCGATGATCGCCGACGTACCCGAAGAGATCCGGGATCTCTTCAGTAAGCGCATCAAACTGATGGCACCGTTGATGAAAGCGTGGAAGGGTGCATTAAAAGAGGAGGGCGCGGTCGATTTCTCGGGTCTGATTCACCAGGCGATTGCCATTCTGGAAAAAGGACGGTTTATCAGTCCGTGGAAACACATTCTGGTGGATGAATTCCAGGATATCTCGCCTCAGCGTGCCGCGTTGCTGAGCGCATTACGCCAGCAGAATAAGCGTACTGCGCTGTTTGCTGTTGGTGATGACTGGCAGGCTATCTACCGCTTTAGTGGGGCGGAGATGACGCTGACGACGGCATTCCATCACTATTTTGGTGAGGGAGACCGCTGCGTACTGGACACAACCTACCGTTTCAACGATCGCATCGGCGACATTGCCAACCGGTTTATACAACAGAATCCGCAGCAGCTGGCAAAACCGCTGAACAGCGTTACCAAAGGCAATAAAAAGTCGATTTCGCTGCTGGCGCAGGATCAGCTGGAAGCCTTGCTGAACAAACTCAGCGGTTACGCGAAGCCTGATGAGCGAATTTTGCTGCTGGCGCGTTATCACTATCTGCGGCCGGATTTACTGGATAAAGCCAGAACCCGCTGGCCGAAGCTTAATCTGGAATTTATGACGATTCATGCCAGCAAAGGTCAGCAGGCGGATTACGTCATTTTGCTGGGATTACAGCAGGGTAAAGAGGGCTTCCCGGCAGAAGCGCGCGAATCGATTATTGAACAGGGCTTATTACCGCAGCCAGAAGCGTTTCCTGATGCAGAAGAGCGCCGTCTGGCCTATGTGGCACTGACGCGCGCGCGTCAGCAGGTTTTTCTGATGTTCGATAAGGCAGCGCCGTCAACGTTTGTCGATCACTTCCGCGAGCTGGGTGTACCGGTGCTGCGTAAAGCCTGA